CTTTAATCCTAAATCTTTTTGTTGTTTAGGTAGAGCATCATTACATGTATCTATATTAACCATGTAAGGCTCTCCTGTTTCTGCTCTAGCATTTATAAGTTGCCACCATAAATCCCTAGCATTAATAACCTTAACAGCTTCGTTAGTCTTAGGGTCTATCAATCTCCAGTCATCATCATTTTCTACAGCTTCAAGGAAAGCATTAGTAATGTTTACTCCGTTGTGTAGATTAAGATTCTTTCTGTTGATATCTCCACCAGACTCTTTACGCATGTTAATAAATTCTTCAATCTCAGGGTGGCTTATATCCATATAAGCTGCATAGCTACCACGTCTTGTTGTGCCTTGATTGAAGGCTAACATCTGTGAGTCTACAACATGGATGAAAGGAATGCTTCCAGTAGAACGACTCCCATGAGTAGTTGAAATACCATTGCTCCTAATATCGCCCCAATATCCACCGATGCCTCCACCTGAACTAGCCAACCAAATGTTCTCGTCATAGTGAGCAGATAAACCACCCCTGCTGTCAGGAACATAATTGAGGAAGCAACTGATAGGAAGCCCACGACTGGTTCCCCCGTTGCTAAGTATAGGAGTGCTAAACATGAACCAACGAGAGGAACTGTAGTTATAAAGTCTCTGAGCCAATTCATAATCAGTCTCACCTTTGAAGGTGGCTCCGAAGACTGATGCTCTTGCGAATGCTTCTTGTGCATGTGTTTCTCCTTCCCAAAAATATCTATCTTTGAGTGTATCTAAACTAAATTTATCAAATGTTTTTTCTTTATCATAATCAATGATAATACCTAAATAGGGTTTCTTTCCTACCTTATCTTCAACCATTGTCTTGTTCCTTATTGTTTACGTGTAATGCTATTATAGCATAGTGAATTATTTTCATCAAGTCTTTATTATCTTTACCATTCTTTTTACCAAACCTCATGGCATATTTCATAATGTTTCCAATACAAAAACCTTCTCCATATCCTGAATCAATAATCATATCGGTAGCTTGATACTTACCATTAGCATAATGTTGGTCATAAGTGTTACCTACATATGCTTTAACTTCATTTAAAATTTTATCTTCATTAAATTTATAATTAACCATTCTTCCATTCCTTTGGTAAAGTATCTTCACTATACCATGTAAAATTATTTTTTTCTGCCCACTCAGCATGGGTTCTTTTTGTTCCGTCTTTTCTACGTTTTGCTTGAGGCATAGGAGAATAAGGAGTCAAGAATAAAAACACTAACTCTTGATTTGGTTTTAAAGATTTTCTAATCCAAACATATTTGTTGTATTCTTGGTAGTCCCAAAATCTACCCTTGGCTTCAAGCAAATACTCTTTACCATTTATAGTCTTTACAAAATCAGGTTCGTAATTATGTTCAACTACATAAGGTATTTTATCTGAATGATGTTCCCAAGATTGTAAAATACTTGTATGCAATTTGTGTTCCCATTTGGAGTCGTATCCTTTAGGAACATCTTTCTCTTTTGGTCTAACCTTTCTAGGTTTTCTAAAGCCTACCATTAGATTACATCCGAGTACGTAATATCATTTATATCTTTTTTTCTTAAAGCTTTTTTAATTCTTTTAGCAAACCATCGTGGGGTATACGCAGACACTATGTATCTTTTATTAGCGTACACATGAGTATCTTTAGGTAAATACTTATGATAATTTTTTGAAGATACTTTCTTTTGTTCTTCTTCTATAAGCATACTCTTTAACCATTCAACAACAAAGTCCACTGAAAGTTTATTTACTTGTTTTGATTTTCTTCTGTTCATAATTTTATTTTTTCTACTTTAGGTTCTTTCACAATATTCGTGAAATATATTGGTCCTTTTGCATACTGATATGCTTGTAATCCTTTACCATCGTTAGAGTCTTTATGGCATTCTATTTTATGTGGACACCAAGTACAACCTCTAGCTAATTTCATGTTGCCTGAAACACCTTCGGGTACAGGGTCGTAACAAAAGTCAGGTGGCTCATTCTTTACAATGATTTCTTTTACGTTTTCTATTTTAGAAACTATGTTGGGCTTTTCCATATCGTCAGGTATGTAAGTACAAAGCTCTCCTGTTTCTTTATTCATAACTAGAAAGCCACCTTTGTTAGTTCCTTCAGCATGTTCATATCCTGCAAGTTGAGACAAGTATCCGAAGGCATCATCTTCACTTAAAGTTCCTTCTTTAAATTTCTTAAATGCATATCCCGATGCTGTCTTTACATCAACAACCTCGCCATCAATCATGCAATCCATATGTCCTTTAATACCATCTACAGTAATTTGTTTCTGCATGTTAGTAAGGTTATGACCTGATAGTTTAACAAAGAAAAGAATTAAAACCTCAAGCAAATGTCCATATAAAAATTTTATTTGTACATTAGGTGCTAACTTTTCTGTTGTATCTGAATCAGTATGAGCATCAAACCATAATCTTCTTTCAGGTTTACCTATGTTTGACATTCTTAAGTTTTCTTTTGTTTGAGTTTGAGGAGTAGCCCAATGTCTTAGAGCATCTTCCATGTCTTTACCAAACTCTTTATACATATTGTCAGATATATTTAATTCATTACCCTCTGTAAGAGAGTCAAGAACTTTATATATATCGTCTACAAGTGTATTAAGTTGTTTCTTTTTCGGCATTATCTGCTTCCTTGAATGCTTTAATTACATCCGATGAAAATAATTTCTGTAAATTAACAAGAAACATTCTACTTGCTTTGTGGTCTCCACCACTTACTGTTTTAAACGTATCTAATTTATCTACAATTGTTTTAAGAACATCTGTTTTAAACACTAATGTACAAAACTCATTGTCTCCAACACAAAGATTATGAAACCAATAGTCTGACTCAGTTGCTCTAATTCCTGACGGCTTACCCCAAGACTCATACTCTATACATATGTTTCCTGTTTTCTGCCATAAATCTTTTTCAGATTTTACTTCTATCTTTTTCTTGGTAAGCATATCTGCTACCTTTTCTTCTCTTATTGTACCATATTCTAGGTCAATGTCAAACTTTTTTCTATCTTCTTTAGTGGGTTTCACTCCAGTTTCCTCCTATTTTGTATTCGCCATCCAAAGGACAACGAAGATTAAAATGTTCTCCGGCTTTTCTAATACTTTTTACAGCAAACTCTCCTACAAAATCAGCTTTACTTTCAGGAACTTCTATCTGCCATTCATCGTGGATGTTTGCTACAAACTTATAGTCTATGCTATTTAGTTTTAGTAGGTTATCTAATATAACTAATCCTTGTTTCATTACAATAGCACCTGCCCCTTGCAATAAAGTATTAAGGGCTGCATGTTTATGCCTTAATATAATTTTTCTTCCGTCTAATCCTTTGAGGTAACCTTTTTCTGATGCTCGGTCAACTCGTTCTTTAAGAGTTCTAAGTGAAGGGAGACTACTAAGAAAGCGTTCTCGCAATGCTCTACCTGAGTTCCTACTTCCTCCAATGATTTTTCCAATTTTTTCATCCCCTGCTCCGTATATGAGGGCATAGATGAAAGTTTTCGCCTTATCTCTTGATTCAAGTCCAGCAAATCCTTGGTTAGCTGTGTGAATATCTCCGTTGATAATTTCATTTACATACTCCTCGTCAGCCATATAGTGTGCTAACATTCTTAATTCTAAACCACTTGCATCTACTCCTAAAAGTTTATAACCTTCAGGCACAGTCCAACAAGCTCTACATTCTTTTCCATAAGGGCTGTAAACTGCAGGAACTTGAGCCATGTTTGGGTCTCTATGTGCCATTCTTCCTGTGATAGCACCTGTAGAAATAACAGAACCATGTACTCTACCGTCAGACTTGACAGCATCTATCCACGAATGAACTTGTGCTAGTCTCTTTTGATAAAGTAGAAAGTCTGCTATAAGCTTTGCTTCCTTTATGTGAGTAATCTCTTTAAGAGTATTCTCATCTACTATAGGTCTACCTGTGGGTGTAAACTTCTTAGGCTTCCACCCTAACTCCTGCAGTCTTTGACCAATCTGTTGTCTTGAACCAAGATTAAACTCTTGTAAAGTCTTTCTCATGAATGGCTTTCTTTCGAGCCTACCCTCTATTATATCCGTATATTCC